CCGCACGTTTCGATTCGGCTTTCTTGACAATTGCTTTCAGCTCAGGATCAGGTTCTCTCGAATTATTCAAACCGTTAGCGAAGTTCGAGACTGTACTTTCCGCTACGTCGAACTCACGCGCGATGTCCGTTTGCTTAGAGTCTGTATTCACCGCGAGCGCCGCGATTGTAGCTTTCACGTAGTCGGGAATCTCTACTGTTCCTTTGCCGCGTCCGATGTTTGGTTTTTCTTCAACGACTAATGATGTCTCGTTGGTATTTTCGACCGCGCCGATATCCACGCGAGCAAGGTAGTTGCGCTCGCTAGACATATTGCGCGCCGCCGTTTCAGGTTTGAGAAACATCATGATAATAACCTTATTTTCCCGTAGCAAACGAATGGTACCTAGTACCACATGCAGTGCCCTGGATGGGGGAGATTGTACTAGATGTGGGGGCTTGAAGTCAATAGCTATTTCCGGCTATTTAAGAGTGGCACCGTGAGGCTCGACCTATGGGCCGTCTTGCGCGCGTTCGTCGCGTGGCGGTGCCTCTCTGTGCGTCCTGAGCGTACCTCGGGCACGTGCAGTATATAGGGGAGGTGAGTGCGGTACCACTTATTCATATGCGAGTGCGAAGCACGAGCTACCACTTGATTATATGGTACCTATTCGATAAAATTTTAAAAATTGGTATGTCTAAAATGAAAATGGATTTCTTATATCCATACTGAGCTATCAAGCGCCGTTAACTTTCTCGCTGGGGGGACCCGCCCGGACGCCCTATGGGGGGTAGCTTTGCGACATAAACTATCCATGGTGAGCACAACATGTTGTGATATCTACGCCGCAAAGCGGGATTGTAGCGCAAAGCGTAGAAAAAACAAACCTATCTATGGGTATGGTATCATTCTTGCAACGCGCGCACGCACACGCATGCACGCACACTACTATCGAACGATAGGCTACCAAACGATAGCGAAAGATAAGCGAAGCTATCCAAGGTATTGGCATGAGACTTGCTAACGTGCGCGCGGGTTCCTGTTCTCGCGCAACGCGGGATGCTACCATCCGATAGGGAATTATTCGTGGAACCTTTCCCGAACCGAAACCGTCTAAGCGTACAGTACCGAATGAAACGGTACGGTCGGAACGGAACCGAGGCGGAACAAGACCTGCGGAACCTTTCCGAACCGACAACCGTCTAAGTATTCAGTACCGCGACGCAACCGACTAGCACGGGATATGCTAAGGTCTGGACCGAGGGATGTAGGGTAGGGTAATCCGGCAGAGCCGTAACGCCTGAGAGTATCATCGTCAGTACCTCGGAGTTCTTTCACAACTAAATACCTGAGCCGTATCGCCGCCGGTGTACGTGTCCCGAACTGAGAGCCAGACTCCAGAGCTAACCGCTAGTAAGGTAGCAGGGAACATCAAACCGCAGGAACAACGATACGGCCAGACGGGAAACAAACGCCTAGCAAGCGGATTGTTTCCCTAGACAACAGACCCTAACATTCCAATCCAATCGGAATGATTGAGGATTCAAAAGGAATCCGGTACAGAGGTACACGGGATGCTTGGCCCAACGCGTCAACCTTATCGACCAGTCGATAGTTCGCCTTTACCTAACGCCAGCATCGCCACTCCAACTCGGCCGGTTTCCTTTTGAGTCCTTAACCATTCCGTGTTTGTTTGTTCGTAGGGTACTTGAGCCGAGTACAAACGTATTCGATTCAAGTATCCAATCGAACCAATAAACAGGAGGAAGAATGAACGAAACAATCGTGAAGCACGCACTACGGGAGCTTATCATCTACACTCCCAATGCAACCGATTACACTCGGGCGGAAGCACTCGACGAGCTGTTGCGAATGGAACGCGAAGCAATCCGAAAGGAACAGGTCGCGAATCCTGCTACTTCCACAGAATGGCATGAGCGCATGAATCAATTCCGCGCTCATCGTGCCAGCAACAACGGTGGTAGAATCGGAACAATCAAATTGATTCGCGAGAAACTCGGTTGTGGATTGTCCGATGCCCTTATCATCGTTAAGGGAATCGAAACGCAAGACAACATTCGGTGGGAGCAGTAATGAGTGAAGCTGCATTCTACTGGCATTGTTGCCGACTCGGATTGACACTTAAGCAAACAAGTGTCGCGGCAACATTCTGCACTGTAATGGGGACCAAGTTCGACAAGTTCGTACAACAGATGGATGAAAATCTTTCGCTGTTGAACAAGTTCAAGGTTCTCTCGGAGTAAACGGATATGAAACGGGATTAAGAATCCCGTCGCCTGAAATGACAGGCTATGAAGATTACCGTTAATCAACATAGGAGGAATGTTAGTGGATAGCAGAGAACGATACAAGTTCTCTCGCCATTGTGAACGCCTGTTAATTTGGCAGGCAAAAGAAGTGGAGAGAGAACGGCGTGAAGTAAACAGAATACTGCGAAAGAGCTGGAAGAGGTTTCTTCTCAAACGAGCAATCGAGCGCGTCACCGCGAGCAATCGAGAGTACATGCTGAAGATTTTCCTTGACGCCGGCCGCCGGTAGTGGTATACTGTAGCTGCGGGTCGGGGGAGACAATCCTGCCTCCTACCGCCCGCCTCTCTCAACCTGCTAGTTTGGAGTTAGTTATGCCACGTATTGCTGCAAAGTTTACCGACCACCAGATTCTCGGAACGTTCGAACAGGTTCCGGTCGTTTCGGATTCGCTCACCTCGGAAGTTGTTGCCGTGGTAGCATCCGACCGGGAATCCGAGAAGTCCGGCGAAGTGAACGCTATCGTTTACAAGCTGGCCGAGAACGCAGAGAATCCGATTGATGCCGCGCTGGCATTGTTCGGTGGTTCGCCTGCCGAATTGGCAAAGTTCGCAATCGGCGCGTACAATGACGATGTTCGCCTCCGCGCGAAGTCTTTCATCGTCACGAGCATTGAGGGTCCGGAAAAGATGGTTGCACGTGTTGTGCGTCGGATTGCTAAGGAACTCAATCTCGACGAGGCAAACGTGTTGGCGAAGGTCAAGGCCAATCCCGCTTACCTCGACATGTTGCTTTCACTCGCAAAGTAAAGCAACATTCGTTCAGTAAAGGCAAGAGCCTATTCTTCTCCCGAGGAATAGGCTCTTTTCCTTTCATCTGGCACCATGCGCCAAAGTGCCGTATCATTCTACTGCTACTCCACAACACCACCTCAGGTACCACACAGTAAGGTCACAACTCCTCCACTAGAGGGGTCTAGACGTAAGTGCTTGTCAGTCAACAGCTTACAAGCATTTTCGTCTACACCTCCCCCACTCCCCTAGAGCATAGGGTGGGATGATGGCTTAGGAATCCAAGAAATTGGATGTCCTCAAAAGGGGACAGTAGGAGAGTTGGTATCTCTCTTGCTTCTTCTTTTCTATTTTTTTTTTGTTTTTTTATGCCAACCTTTAAGTGACCCCTAAACAGGACACTGTCCACTTTTTGAGACTCCTCAGTAAGTGCTAGGTTGACATGAGAGAAAGAGGGGGAGGTATCCTCCTAAGTGCCGAGTTCGCAAGCACTTAGCACCTCTTGACATGGTGGCATCCTTGTGATATAACTGGGGTCACAGTGTAGTACCACTGAGGTACCACTGTGACAAGGTAGCCTCCCACACGGGTAGTTACCATGCAAGGTTCATGCCACGTTATTCCAAGGATAGCTACCATGTCAATTAGCAAAGACCAAATAGTTTCGGAACACGTACCAGATAATCTACAACAACTAGATATCTGGCAACGTGCGTATGAAACTCCAGACGGCTGTTGGGAATTAGGCTATACGTATCCTCAAGTAAACATAAAGGGAAAGACGTATAGGCTGAGCCGTTTGATAAGCGGCGCACCAAAAGGATTGCTCGTATACTTTACATGCGACAATCGCAGGTGCTTTCGTCCTTCACATCTCTTCACACGTACGCATGAGGAGAAACACAAGCTACGCATGGAAAGGTTTAGCTAATGTCAGACCACATCTTCTCTGCTGATAAAATCCGTGAGATTCAAACGGAAGAGTTGAGAGCGATTCACGGCATGTCTATCGAAGACTTGTCAACTAGAATCTCAAAGTATCAGCAAGCGACGAGAGACTTAGCACTACGCTACGTCAAGGCGAGCGAAGAACTACATCGTCGTCTATCCGAAAAGAACTCGGACGAACTCGAACACCTTATCGAACGTGTTCCTGCGGCGGAATCAACTCTGCGAAACCGTGGAACAATGCCTAACTTGGTAAAGGCAAAGAAACCTACCTTTGCTGATAAGGTACAGAACAATTTCAAGAAAGAAATGCGCACCAATCCCGAGATGCGCGCTTTCATGGATTCACTCAAGGCGGATTCAAAGTAGTCATGCGCGGAAAGAAACGTCCAGACAGGAAAGATTACCAAGTACAAGGGCGGCCGCCGACAGCTAACCGAGATTGTACGGTTAGAGCATTGCATATCGCGTCGGGTTTAGATTACGACCTGTGTGCAATCGCTCTCGCAGTGTGCGGTCGAAGGAAAAATTCGGGCTGTCGTTTGTCCGATTGGTTTCCTGCGATGAGACATCTCAACCTTTGTCACCCCGAGACAAAGATTAAAGATGTCAAGAGAGCAAACGACTCAAGACTACAGGACAATTGCGTCGTGCTTGTTCGTGGTCACGTGTTCGCAATCAGAAACGGCGTGCATTCGGATGGTCCGTATGCATTCCTCAACAACAACATGCGCGTCAGATTAGCTTGGAGGATTGAGTAGTGTTCAACATTACTGGAAACAAAGGTTTCCACATGCAATTCGACAACGGTTTCCGTATCTCCGTCCAATGGGGAGCAGGAAACTACGGCGGAAACTATGACCTACCGTACTCGGCTCATGTCGGTAGTTCAGTACCCGGCGCAGATACCGCAGAGATTGCTATCTTTTCACCCGATGGCAATATGGTTCCATTCAAGGATGGCGATACCGTACAAGGGTACGTAACAACAGACCAAGTTTTGTCGTACATGAACGCGATTGCATCCTGCACTTCAATCGAACACCTCGTTCAGCTCCTCAAGGAACACTAAAGTTTAGTGGTCATTCGATACGGTATAGTACCAAACACTTACCGTATCCTAAGACTCCTAACCTTCGATAGTGTGGTTAATTTACCACACTTGACAACGCGCTCAACCTGAGGTATAACCTACAACATGGCACGCATCACACAAGCATGTAAGTATTGCAATCTACCCGCAATAGAAAAGTCAAGAAAGCCACTCGGCCCTGACTCTTTCATTGTAACCTTGGAATGCGGTCATGCTATGGTATCCAAGGTCAATCACTCAGCATACGATATCGTTGCCGAGAATGGAAAGCAACCGTTCCCATTCCAGAAAGAAGGCATTCGATTTATCGAGGACACAGACTTTCGATGCATCATTGGCGATGAGATGGGATTAGGTAAGACAATCCAATACCTCTGCGCGCTTAAGATGCATGACGAAAAGTTGCCAGTGTTAATCTTTGTCAAGTCTGGATTGAAACGACAGCTCGAAACGGAATTGTACAATTGGTCCGGTCATCTACCTCAAGTGATTGAGAGTTCAAAGCAAAAGGTATTCCCCTTCCCTGTCACTATCATCTCATATGATACGATGGCACGGATGAAAGAACCTTACGAGACTTTCAAGTTTGTCAAGACTGTCATCCTTGATGAGTGTCAATACATCAAGAATGAAGATGCCAAGCGAACGAACGCTATCAGACTGCTCGTTCAGCGAGTCGGGATTCAGAATGTGATAGGAGTAAGCGGCACGCCAATCAAAAACAAAGCCGATGAGTTCTTCCCTATCCTTAACCTAATCGCACCAACCAAGTTCCCGACCAAGCACTATATGATGCGACGATACTTCGATTCGTATCAGGATGCACAAGGGAACTATCACATCATCAAGGCATGGCCCGCATTCTACGACGCCATCGATGGCATTATGATACGACGAACACGAGAGGAAGTAGCACCTGAACTACCGCGTATCAATCGAATGTTCTTCAACTCAGAGATTGAGAACAAAGACATTCGCAAGAGCTATGCGGAAGTTCAAAAAGAATTCGAAGAGTTCATGGACAAGAACGAAGGCAAGCTAAATCCTGAAGGATACACTAGTTTGCTCGGATTCTTTGCTCGAATGCGCCGCATTACCGGATTCGCTAAGCTTCAACCTGTAACTGAGTTTGTTACGGACTTCCTTCTGTCAACCGAACGAAAGATTGTTATCTTTGGACATCACAAGGAGACATTGGAATCACTAAAGGAAGTGCTCGATAGTTGGTGCGCGGAAGGCGGATGGAATCCATGCGAGGCGCTCAAGAGTTCACTCGATGCAGACCAAAGGCAAAAGGTTATCAATCAATTCAAAGATGACCCGCGGTCGCGCATTCTAATCGCAAGCACACTCGCCTCGGGCGAAGGATTGAATCTTCAGTTCTGTTCCGATGCTATCATGCTGGAACGTCAATGGAATCCAGCGAATGAAGAGCAAGCTGAGACAAGGTTCACTCGGTTTGGCTCGACAGCAGAGCACGTGAACGTGACATACTTCATCTCAGTAGGTACGATTGATGAGTGGTTGACTGAGCTAGTAGAAAAGAAGAGAGCACTGTTCAACAAGCTAATCAATCGAGATGAGAATGCATCGTGGGACGAGGGCGGTTTGATGAAAGAACTCGCCGAGATTATCTACTCAAAGGGAGGAAAGAAGTGGACGTACTAAACGAAACAAAGACAAAAGTACCACATCGATTCACCGTGTACATTCATGATTCATTCGATGGTTCAGCGTTACTGTACGGTGGTGAGAAAGAAAGAGTGCTAGGTTTCCTGCGGTTCTGGAAACTCTATCGACCGTACGCTATCATCACGATTCGCTCGTTCGATTCAATGAACGGGGTAATCACTAGGTTCCACGGTGAAACGAAAGACTTCAAAGGATTGGTAGACTACGATGTCAACTAACTACGCTAGCTACATCGCGGCAATCCTTGGTATGAATCATCCCGTCCCGCATCACAAACGTGTATTGATTAGCACTGTCTCAGCACCGAGTATCTTTCACGCGCAAGCAATCCGCGAACATAACAAGCGGGTAATCTTGAGCTTCAAGTTGTTTGAACTAACCGAACAACTCAAAGAAAAGGAGAAGTAAGGATGAATCAAGAGGAGAAAGACCAACTAACCAAGTCACTCAATCTAGATGAGCTAGAGTATTATCTTTGGACAGACGTAGAAGATGGACGCGGTTGGTTACTTAGCTTCCGCACGTATCGTCCTGAGATAATGATTCAATACTGCACACGTACCGCGCGGAGGTTTCCGAACGAACGCATCAAGGTAATGTACGGTACGGAGAAGGTAATGTACGAAGGCATAGCAAGGAACTTTGGCAAGGCATGAAGACTTTCATTGCGGTCTTCATAATCTCACCGTTCGTTGGCTTAGCAATGGGCTATACTGTAGGCGGTGTGATTAACCTCATCGGTTGGATATATAACGAGCTAACCGATTATAAGTACGCTCATGGTAGCGGAAGGAAATAGGTAAAACTTCAATGCTCACTCAGCGTCGAATCAAAGGTTACATTCGCACGCCGTACCACACTGCGGTTATCGATGCAATAGAACGTGCAATCGAAAAGGAATGCGCACGATACAATGTATCTCGCTCCTTCGTCATTGCTAATGCACTGGCATACACGTTCGGCATCAAGACCGAGAGTTACATTCCGAAAGAAAAGAAAGTCGTGAAGTTCAAGTCAAAGGTCGGATAATTAATCGTCGGCACCGTGTGTCCTCGAAAGAGGACGGTAAATTCTACCCGTTGACAAGGGTGCCGGACTGTGCTATAATTAGACATGGCCCGGCCCTTATTACTCGATGACATGATTAGTTTCCCCGAGCTAATCGAATGTGAGGAGCTATATTCAAGGCTCGCATTAACGTTTATCGAGGATAATAACTGTTGGATTAAGCCAACGAATAAAGAAGGCAACCGAGTAAAGGTAGGCTGGAAAGGTAAACAAGCCTTACTCTATCGCATAGTCTTCGAAGTAATTCACGGTCCCATCCCTAAAGGATGGCAAGTCTGTCATTCATGTGACAATCCTGGATGTTATAGTCCACACCATTTATGGGTGGGTACAGCACAGGACAATATGGAAGATAGAATAAATAAGGAACGAGTGCCCAAGAAATACAATACCTCTTGGATGAGAACGCTTGACAAGATAACAAACAAACACGGAATGGTTAGGCGATGACGTTTGAAGAATCGTGTTACCTAATCAAGGAACTCTCGGCAAAGTATAGGGTTGTTCTTAGGTACAGGAGCGACCAAGTTTGGTCATTCAAGTTTGAGCGAGGTAGTAATCAGTACGACGCGGTTGATATTCTTTACATGCACATACACAGTAAAGACAAACCTAATCGTATTGATGATACGTGGTACAAGGTAGGCTTGAGTATTGAAGACTCGCTTGCCTTAATCAACCTCGCATCTGGTGGTTGGCGTGGCTTAATAGAATGGGATAAAAGATATGACAACTACAAGCGAACCTTCGAACACATCACCGGAATCTCTGTCACTTGATGTCCCCGTACCACACGTATCAACCTCACGTCTAGTTATTTCGTTAGACTCACAAGTCCTATCTAAAATACAAACATGCGGCCAACAGGCCGCATACAATCACTTAGAGAACATCGAGCCAATCGATTACGAGAATGACTCCTTAGATATCGGGCTCGTAATGCACGAGGGATTGGCTGAGTATTACAAGCATAAGAATCTACCAACAAACATCGCACAAGCTAAGGCACTCGCGCGTGTAGAAACTTCCGCGATGAGCAAGCCCGCTCTTAACGGAGCAAAGATCCGAATGATGATTGATGCGGTGTCACAATACATTCGGAAGTATGAAACAGAATCATGGATTGTAGTCAAAGATACGAACAACAATCCCTTAGTCGAGCAAACCTTTAGCAAGACACTGTATCAAGACGAAGACATTCAGGTTTTGTACACGGGAATCACTGACCTGTTAGTTCGCGCGCATGAGGGGAGTCAAGCAATCATGCCCGTTGACCATAAGACATACGGTTCTCATTACAAACCAGCGGTGTTGTCTAATCAATTCAGCGGTTACATGTGGGCAACGAACTCAGCTAACCTAATCGTAAACAGGGTAGGAGTTAAGAGTAAGCTCGGTTCGTTTGAGCGTATACTCGTAGCACGTACGCCCGCAATGATTGAGGAGTGGAAACAGAATGCTATTAGAGCTGTCCTCTCCCACCTCGATGACATGCAGGCTAATAACTTCAGGCGTAACTATGAGGCTTGCACAATGTACGGCGGTTGCCGTTACCTACGACTGTGCAATGCTGACCCGAGCCATCGGAAATATCTCAAGGCTAACGAGTACAAGGTAGTCCCGCCTTGGAATCCACTTGAGGCGAGGGATTAAATCATGGCTAGCAAACACACTCACCAATATAGAAGAATCAAGCAACCACCCTCTAACCGGATTATTTACCGATGTATGCGTCCCAACTGCAATCACTACCTCACACCAGAGTTTATCTTAGGAAAGGCAAGTGTATGTTGGCAATGCAAAACAGACTTCGTGATGGACCCGTATTCGACAGAGAGACAATTCCCAAAGTGCAAGGATTGCCGAACCAAAGTAACAAGTTTCAGCATAGCGAAGCAAGAGCGTTTACTAAAGCTATCTACTACTGGACCAAAGCCTGTATCGAATTCGGAGAACGAATCACAACCCGATGTAGCCAGTCCTGTTGCCGACATTCTGAAACGGTACGGATTGTAAGATTAGATAGCATCCAAGTAAAGTGTTTACGGTGCGGCAAGTTGTCGAAAGGAATTACAATCTAACATGGACATCATGGACGGATTGAAGAAGGACGAAGTAATGTTCCTCTTTAAAGGTGAGCCAAGTTCAGGGAAGAGTATCGCCGCTGCATCCTTTCCGAATTGCTACATCTTCGACATGGAATCTAGAATTCGGTCAGTGGCAGCATACCATGTACCAAAGGGAAAGACAGACATCAAGTACGATACCTACAACTATTCAGACTATCCAAAGTTCGATAAGAAGTGGGACGAATTAATTGATGCGTCTAAGATGTCGAAGTTCCCATACGATACAGTAATCGTTGACACGTTGACATCTTGCTCTGACCTCTTGCTACATCACGTAATCAAAGAGAAGGGGTTGATTGGCAAAGGTAAGAAGATAGCCGGTGTCACTGTCAATTCGATTGAAGACTATAACGTCGAGTCTACTGCATTGACTGAGCTTGTTCTCTTGATGCGGCAGATTAAAGCTAAGTACAAGATCCTTGTTGCGCACGTAGTAAAGACCGACCGACAAGACATCGAGAACAATACGACTGTGGTTACTAGACAGTTGTTGACAGCGGGAAAGAAAGTCGCAGCTAAACTACCCGGATACTTCGACGAGATTTTCCATTTCGAGCAACGACTTAAGTCCGGTCGCCCATCGTTCATTGCTCACACTATGTCTACTGGCGAAGACTTTGCACGAACGACGTTGAACATTCCACAAGAACTCAACTTCACGAATGCAAACTTCTTCGACATGATTGAACCATCACTCAAGGGGGTAATGAGACTTGAACCTCCAATTACAGCATCAGTTATTAACATCGCTGATAAGTCTAAGTAAGATTCGTCCGAGTGGATGTGTTGAGTATGTTGGCAAAAAGAAATCAGGCAACTATGGATACATCAGAGTTCCCGAGCTACACAAAAGTTACATAACATCACGTCTTATGTATGAGCTAACGTTTGGTTCAATACCCGAAGGATTAAACGTACTCCATAAGTGTGACAATCCTCCGTGTCTAAATCCTATGCACCTATTCTTGGGAACGCAACAGGATAACGTAAAGGACGCGGTTAACAAGGGCAGATTCCAAGGTAAAGGTGAGCTAAATAGTTATGCCATTCTTACTTGGGATAAAGTAAAGGAGATACGAGCCGAATGTAAAAAGGGATGGTCATACGAATCAATCGCAAGACAGTACGGTGTAAGCGGTGCGTGTATAAGAAAGATTATACACAACGAAACGTGGAAGGAATAGGAGAATAACATGGCGTTCACATACTCACAAGAGGACGTAGCTAGGACGCAGGTTGTTGAGGAAACGAACTGGCTCTTCTGCAAGGTAACGAAGTACGAGGAGAAGGCTAGTAAGAAGGAAGGCCGACAGGGTATCATCAATTACGTTGTGACCCTGAAGGTTGAAGACCCGTCCTCGAAGTACAACGGTATGGTTTTCATGCCGAACTTCCCCGAGGATTATCCGGGCCTCGCGTTTCCTTTCCTCACCGCAATGGGTCACGGACCACAGCAGGGCGGCGGTTCCGTTGACTTCGCGGAGTTTATCGGTCAGAACGTTCAGGTTT